TGAAACAATAACATCAGCTACATCTGGTACATGTAAACTTAAAAAATTAGATGTATCAACTGCTACCGTTAGTGTTGTTTCTGTTTCTGATACAGATGGTGAATTTATTAATGAAAGAGGTAAACTTTCTGAAACTACAATGAGAATACAAGATAGTTTATATTATCAAGATTATTCATATGTAATTAAAGTAGGTCAATCAATTGCAAGATGGCGGGACGCATTTAAAAAGACCATGCATACTGCTGGTTTTTATTTTACAGGTCAAGTTGATATTGAATCTAGAATTACCGTAACTGCTAGTGGTCCTGTTGAGGGTGTAACTTCAGGAATTGAAGAAACTCCATTATTATCACTTGTTAATACTTTATTTACAACCGTTTTTGGTAGAAGATTAGGAACGGCTAGTGATGGTACATCATTAAGAGCTAATGCTCATTTAGGAGTAAATGTTGATGTAAGTAATACTTTTGAGGATCCTTTTGCTGCTAATACTAGAGATGTAACAGCAAGTAGAGAAGATATTGAAATTGATTATTTAAGTAGGCAAAGAAACACACTTACAGATAATTCAGGTGTCTTACATGATATTAGAAGTGGTTACGCTTATGGTGGACCAAGATATGGTTCATTAAATAGATATGCTAATACCGTATTTGGTAATACAAATAGTGGTTCTAATGCAAACTCATTTCAAAACTTAAATAATTTAAGAATTGAGGGTACTAAAACAGCCCTAGATGGTCAACAAGTTCCTATATTTTTATTAACTTCAAATGAGATAGGTAAAAAATTAAGAATGAATTATGCTTTTCCAGCTGAAGTTGCTTCTAATAAAGAGTTGTTTAGTAATACATTGACTACTTTTGATAGTAACTCAATAACATTTGACGGAACAACGCCGTAAACAGGTATAAATATAGTAAAAGAGAGTTAATAAATGGCAAAACTTACAATAGGCAGAGGTACTAATCCCAATGACGGAACAGGAGATAATCTCCGAGACGGTGCTAATAAGGTAAATTTAAACTTTAGTGAAATTTACACAGCAATTGGTGATGGTACAACGGTAGACGGAACATGGAAACTACAAGATGATAGTTCTACTGAAGCCATTATTTCAGCAAACGGTGAAGTATTAAGAATTTTAGGTGGTACTGCTGTAACAACTGCTATATCTGGTAACGATTTAACAATTAATTTAGATACATCTTCAGTTGTAACTGCTTCAGGTACAACTACACTTACAAACAAAACACTTGCTCTTGGTTCAAACACCGTATCAGGTACAACGGCACAATTTAATACTGCTTTAACAGACGGAAGTTTTGCAACATTAGCTGGTTCAGAAACACTTACAAATAAAGCAATAGATTCAGATAACAACACAATTACAAACATTGTTAACGCTGATATTAAAGCTAATGCCGCTATTGCAAATTCTAAATTAGCAAACTCTACAATTTCTATAAGTGATGATAGTTCAACATCAACAAGTCTTTCACTTGGTGGTGGTTTTTCTATATTAGGTGGTTCTGGTGTTACTACAACACTAAACGGCACAGAATTAACAATTGCTACAGACGGTTCAATTGTAACAGAAACATCTACTGACACACTTACAAACAAAACAATTTCAGGTGCCTCAAACACATTATCAAATATTGGTAACTCATCATTATCTAATAGTTCAATAACTATTGGTGATGACGCAATTGCTCTAGGTGCCACACAAACAACAATTACAAATTTAAGTTTAGATGGTGCTACAGGTACAATTGACTTAACAAGTTCAGGAAACAAATTAAGATTTAACTTTGCAAATACAGGTTCTTTTCCAACTGCTTCAACTTATGAAGGTATGTTTGCTTATGATGTTGGTGGCAATAATCCATATGTTGCAGACACAGGTGGTTGGGTAAAAATTATAACTGAAAATGGTTCAATAGGAGATTTATCAAATGTTAATCTTGGTTCGCCATCAGCAGGTCAAGGTTTAGTTTGGAATGCAGGTGGTTATTTTGAGCCAGGTAGTGTAGGTGGTGGTGGTTATGTTGCAGGTTCAGATTTAGATTTACAAGGTGCAGACCCACAAGACGCAGGTTATGTTGGTTTTAGGTCACCAGATGATTCAGTTGTAAAAACAATTACGGTAACGGTTGCTACTAAAACAACTGAACATTATCATCATGGCACAGGTTCATCAAGTGGATATGTATTAGATGGCCATGAATCACCAGCATTAATTTTAGCACCAGGAAAATATAAGTTTGACCAATCAGATAGTTCAAACTCTGGACACCCATTAAGATTTTATTATCAAGCAGATAAAACTAGACAATATACGACAGGTGTAACAACTTCAGGAACACCAGGCTCATCTGGTGCTTATACAGAAATAGAAGTTGATTTTACAAGCACAGGTCCTATTCACTATCAATGTTCATCACATGGTTATATGGGTCATGTTATTTCTTATCCGTTTACGAATAGAAACAAATTAACTTTTACAACTGATAAAACAAATTCAGGTAATGGTTCTACAACAGGATTTACCGTTTTAGCAGGCACAACGGTGGATAATATTTTAGTTTTTGTAAATGGTATTTGTTTAGTGCCAACAGATGACTATACTATTTCAGGAACAACATTAACATTCGCAACAGCGCCAGCAAGTTCGGCAGAGATTGTGTTTAGATATCTAGGATATTAATATGGGAACAATAACAAGAGGATTTGCAAATAATATCACAACAGGTGGTGAATTACAATCATCAGGATTAACTGATGGTTGGGTAAAAGTCGCTTCAGTTAAACAAACTACAGAAGCTTCTTCAATTGAATATACAAACTCTGTAATATCTACAACTTATGACCAATATAAAATATTTTTGTCAAATGCAAGATGTAATACAGATAATATAAATTGGGAGATGACGGTAAGTTTTGATAATGGTTCTAGTTTTCAAACAGGTTCTATATATTATAGAAATATTTGGTGTACAACAGATAATGCAGGAAATGACACATTTGCTGGTAGAACAGGAGCTCAAACTGCTATGACTTTAGGCCACGCACAATCTCAAGGTAATGCAGCTGGTGAAAATGGTAATTATGAAATTACTTTACTTAATCCTCATAGTACAATAAATAAAAAAATAGTATCAGTTACAGGCGGTTTTTTTGATTTAGATGGTGATAGTAGAACACACTTTGGAATGTGGATGGTAAATTCTACATCAGCAATAAGTGGTATTAAATTTGCAGCTAATACAAATAATATTCAAAGCGGAGATATATCAATTTACGGGTTAAAAACATAATGACTAAAAAAGTAGTAGATGGAATAGAAAGAGATTTAACGGCTGAAGAAGAATCAGCTTTAACAGCGGCCAATAATGCTTATGCAACTGGTTCAACTGATAGAGCAATGGCAACTTTAAGATTTTTAAGAACAGAAAAATTAAGAGAAACAGATTATTACGCATTATCAGATGTAACAATGTCGTCTGATATGACAACTTATAGACAGGCTTTAAGAGATTTACCAAGTAATTACACTACAAGCGATAGTGGTGATTTAAAAGAAGATTTGAGTAATTTAAATTGGCCGACAAAACCATAATGAAAACTTGTATAAATATTGAGTAAGGAAGAATTAAAAAGATATGCCAGCGATTATAACAGACAAATTTAGAATTCACAACTCTGAGCAGTTTCACGAAGCTTTTTCAGAGTCTTCAGGTAATACTATGTACCTTGGTATTGGTAGACCTCAACCATTCGCAACATCAACTAGAGCAGATTCAAGAACAAATAACGAAGGTTCTGATACATCACCTGTAACTCCAGCAGATAATGTAAACGCACAATTTTATCCTTTTGATGATTTATTGGCAGCTAAAAAAATTACTTCTTCAGATGTTACTTTTGCAATACCAAGAAGAAACTGGACAACAGGAACAACTTACGATATTTACAGACATGATTATGGAGAAAGAATTACTGGCACTACAACAAATCAAACAGCAAATAGTGG